ACAGGTGGATCAAACGCAGCTACAACCGGCGCTCGTGGAGGTTATCGAGGAGGCGCTGGCGGTGGAGCTGGTGGTTTTGTAGCTGCAAGTACAACACCTACAAACGGACAAGCTGGAGGTTTAGGTGGTTCTGCTTTTTCTACTTCTACAAGTGGTACTGCTGGAGGCGGCGGCGGAGGAAACGCTGAAGCAAGTGGAAGTAACGGAGGCAATGCGGCTAGTTACTTTATTGGCGGAAACGGTGGTGGCGCAGGAGGTTCGGGTGTTACAACAGCAGGAGCTGGCGGCAATGGTGGCTATCCGGGAGGCGGTGGCGGCGGAGGTGGGGCAGGACACGCAGTTAACTCAGGTGCTGGTGGCAACGGTGGTGATGGCTACGTTCGTATCGTCACATTCTTCTAATAAGGAGCCAATATGCCAAGACAATTCCTACTAAACGCAGACGGTTCTATTCCAGCTAACGTGAATGTTGAAGCTTTACAAGCCGCTGGTATTCCTCTTGTCTTACCTACACCTATGCCTAGACAAGGCGGTATGGTTGCTGTTGAGCAAGAGCCACAACAAGATACAGACGGTATATGGAAACAAGTTTGGACACTTGAGACAGCACCTGAGCCAGAAGAAATAATTATTGAAGAATAAGCATAAAAGTACTTGACAAAGAGTACTTTTTAGTATACATTACGTACTTATTAACTAAAAGGACTCCTTATATATGGAACAATCCTCAAGTACACAAGATTTATCGAAATTCTACGATGATGCTTTCGACATGATGTCCACTCAAGGGTGGAAAGATCTCATGGAAGACATCCTCAAAGTAAAGGATAGCTACGACAAACTATCTTCTGTCACGGAAACACACCCTCTAGACTTTCGTCGTGGACAGATGGATATTTTGAACTGGTTATATGGCTTGAAGGAAGCCTACAGCCGTACTTATAAAGATTTGCAAGAGACTGGTGAAGTGTAATGCCTCGTCGTATCTTTGAATTCTTATGTGAGAACGGTCATCGCACTGATGCTTTTGTAGACACAGAAGTCCACGCAACTCCTTGTAAGGAATGTGGCTCTGATTCTAAGAGAGTAGTTAGCGCACCTACCATGAAGTTAGAAGGCTGGACAGGCTCTTTTCCGACAGCTTATGACTCATGGGAACGCAAGCGGTCTGAAAAGATCGCCCAAGAAAGAAAGCAGAACTCATAAGTTTTATACCGAGTTTATTTTAAATATAGTGTCCTAGAACCATACATCTTATACGTGTGGCAGGAAAAGGAATTAGTATGTTAGTAGATGATAACGAAGATAGTACTCTAGGTGAACTCGACGTAGTTGAACAAATCACCGCAGCGCCTAAGATTGAAGAAGATCACGCCAGTGAAGACACAATCCCTGAGAAATACAAAGGGAAGTCAGCACAGGAGATCATCAAGATGCACCAAGAGGCTGAAAAGCTCATTGGTAAACAGGCACAAGAAGTTGGCGAGGTTCGTAAACTTGCTGATGAATTGTTGAAACAGAGTCTCTCAAGTAAAGCTACTGCTACTGAAGTAGAGCCTGAAATTGACTTCTTTGAAGATCCTCAGAGAGCAATTCGTAATTCTATTGATAGGCATCCAGATGTTCTCGCAGCGCGTCAAAGCGCCCAAGAGTTCAAGAAGATGCAGATTCAGCAGAAGCTAAGTCAAGAACACCCTGACTTCGGTAATATCGTTCAAGACCCTGAGTTTGCGGAGTGGGTAAAACAGTCTCCCATTCGCACTCAGTTGTACGCTAGAGCCGATGGTGAGTTTGATTACGACAGCGCAAATGAATTGTTGTCTACCTATAAGCAACTTAAACAAGTTAAGACGCAGCAGGTAGCAACCAAAGGTAAAGACACTCTAAAGCAGAACTTAAAAGCTGCTACTGTCGATACTGGCGGTACTGGTGAATCATCTAAAAGAGTTTATCGTCGGGCCGACCTTATTCGGCTGCGAATGAGTGATCCGAATCGTTATGAAGCGTTAGAGCCTGAAATCATGCAAGCCTACGCTGATGGACGAGTTCGGTAAGTATTAATTAATTTGTATATCTTTAGGAGTATTTAAAATGGGACTCGGAACCTCACACGTAACCACCACCACAGCTAACACGTTCATTCCTGAAATTTGGAGTGATGAAATTGTAGCTGCTTATAAGAAAAGTTTGGTAGCTGCAAACCTAGTTAAGAAGATGAGCTTCAAAGGCAAGAAAGGTGACACCGTTCACATTCCTAGCCCTACACGAGGTGACGCTTCTGTCAAGGCTGCATCGACTCAAGTTACTTTGATCGCTGCTACAGAGACTGAAGTTCAAGTGTTGATCAACAAACACTACGAATATAGCCGTTTGATCGAAGACATCGTTGAAGCTCAAGCCTTGTCTAGCCTCCGTTCATTCTACACAGATGACGCTGGTTACGCATTGGGTAAGCAAGTTGATTCTGACTTGATCAAGTTGGGTCGTTTGTCTCAAGGTGGCGCTGGCGCTCGTTACGCTGGTGCTTTCATCGGCTCTAACGGCACTACCGCTTACGACTACACCACTGACAACCAAGCTGCTTTGACTGACGCTGCAATTCGTCGTTCTATTCAGCGTTTGGATGACTCTGATGTTCCTATGGACAATCGTTTCTTCATCGTTCCTCCATCGACTCGTAACACTCTGATGGGTTTGGCTCGTTTCACTGAGCAAGCTTTCGTGGGTGAACAAGGTGGTAACAACACCATCCGTAATGGTGAAATCGGTGATGTGTATGGCGTGAAAGTGTTCGTGTCTACCAACGCTGACACACCTACTGATGCTAACGATGGTTCCGGTACAGCTCAACCAGCTCGTATCGCTTTGATGGCTCACAAGGATTCATTTGTGTTGGTCGAGCAAGTTGGTATCCGCGCACAGACTCAGTACAAACAAGAATACCTCGGTACTCTGTTCACTGCTGACACTCTGTATGGTGTTGCTGAATTGCGTGACTACGCTTCTGTTGCCTTGGCAGTGCCAACCTAATCGTTAAAGCTTAATAGATCCCCTCTTAACATGGAGGGGGTCTTTTTAGTCTTTCATATAATATCAATTAGGAGTATATTTAAATGGCTGCTGCTACCGCTGTTGTTGTCCGTCAAGGCAACGATCAATTCCGTGGTCTGTTCTCAGACACATGGAGCGTAACTTGTACTTTGGACGCTGGTTCGCTAGTTGACGGTGCTGGTGAAACAGAAACTATTGCTGTTCCCGGTGTTGTCCTTGGCGACATTGTTCTAGGTTTTTCATTTGGTGTTGACAAAGCTGCTGTGGTTTGCCACGCCTATGTCAGTGCTGCTAACGTGGTGACTTTGCGCTTGCAAAACGAATCAGGTGGCACTGTTGACTTGGCTTCGACTACCGTTAAAGTAGTTGTGGGTCGTTTGGTCTAATAAACAAACTGAAGGGGATCCTCACAAGGGGTCTCTTTTGGTTTATCTAGTAGACAGGTCATATAAATTATGTTAGCCACTTTTAAATGCCTCCTTAGCGGTAATACCGTTACTTTCGAGCATCAAGTCGATATTGATTCAATGAAGAATCATCCTGACTACGAGCGCGTAGAAGACACTCCTATCGTTGCAGAAGACACCCCTGTAGTAGCTACTAAGAAGATGGGTCGTCCAAGCAAGGCTGAACAACTTGCACAATTAGAGGTGCAGTAATGGATGATGTTTCAGCTCGTGAATTTGGTCGTCTAGAAGCTCAAGTAGATGCCCTACAGAATGAAGTGTCTGACTTACGTAAAGACGTTAAGTGCCTATTAGAATTAGCCAACAAGTCTAAAGGTGGTTTCTGGATGGGTATGACTATTGCTTCTCTAGTTGGTGGTGGTATCACATTCTTCATGGATAGGTTCTTCAAATGAATACCTTATACGCTGGTAAATACGTATCTCTTCTCTTCTTAGCTCGTGACTTAGCTCACCGTGTCCATTTGAAGACTCGTTCATTCTCTGAGCACTCAGCCACTAATGAATTCTATAACAACATCATTGAATCCGCTGATGAATTTGCTCAGAAGTACCAAGGTTGCTACGGTGTCTTGCTCGAAGTGCCTTTGATGGCTAATGAGCACAAGGGTACTTTGCTTGATGTCTTAACTAAGCACACAGATTGGATCGAGACTAATCGTGAAAAGATCTGCCCTCGTGAGAATACCGCACTTCACAACATCATTGACGAAGCTGTAGGTATCTATGACCAAGCTAAGTATCACCTCCAATTCTTAAAGTAAAAGGACATAATCATGGCAACTAAACCTAAAACTAAATCTGGCAAGATGGCTAAAGTTGGTAAAGTGATGAAGGAATACAAGGCTGGTGAACTTCACTCAGGTTCTAAGACAGGCCCTGCTGTGACTAACCGTAAACAAGCCGTAGCTATTGCCATGTCTGAGGCAGGCATGACTAAAAAGAAACCAAACAAGAAACAAGGCTATTAAGCTTAAATAGGAATATAAATAATGTCAACATTTCAATTAGATCCTAATCAAGTAGCTTACGGTATTGCATCAATGGGTACATCCCAAGTTGCTACTGTGACTACTTCTAGCGTTCAGATGACTGCATTTGGAGCATCTACAACAATGATTCGTATTGCTTGCTCACTAGGTCACTGCCATTATCAAATTGGTACAAGTCCTACAGCAAGTATTACAACATCTACCATGATTCCCAATAACTCTATTGAAATTGTGGCTGTCACTCCCGGACAAAAGATAGCATTCATTAGAGATGCAACAGTTACATCTTCTACGGTTTCTGTCACAGAATTGGTATAAGTATTATGGCTTTGCCTACTTATCTTTCCCTTGTGAATGACGTTCTAGTACGTCTTCGTGAGCCTACTGTCTCTACCGTTGCTGAGAACACTCTGAGCACATTGGTGGGGAAGTTCGTTAACGATGCTAAACGTGAGTGCGCTGATGCTTACGATTGGGATGCTTTCAATACAGCCGTGACAGTTCCCACTGTTGCTGATCAATACGTAGGTTACTCCATCACAGGTGCTGGTGTTCGTTGTAAGATCATGAACGTCATCAACACTAGCCGTTACTATACTTTACAACCTCAGGATCATAATTATCTTGATGTTCAAGCTTATAGTACA